CCGTAGTAGGACGCTGGTCCAAGCGGCTCACCTCTCCTCTGACATCCGCTCGCAATAGCTCCGGCCCCTTCGCTCCACGGTCGTTACCCGCTTCCGCGCTACTATGAGCCGGTCCGACTCCCGGCCGCTGCCGCGGACAAGGTTATGTCTTCCCTCGCCACGTTGGGGCCAAACGCTCGCCCCTGCACCGCCGGGCCTCCCAGGTTCCTCGACCGATCTGTCCCCACGCGCCGTCCCCTTTCACCCCGGAGAGCCCGACGTGTGCTCGTGCCCGTTGCTTCCACGTCGATGGCAGGCTTCGCCACTTTAGGCAGGGTGGCCACTCTCACTTAGATTCACGAGGCCGATTCGGGTTCACTTGCGTTACGGCTCGCGGGTTCGCTTCCCGAGGCTTCGCCGGCTGGATTACTCCAACTCACGCTCAGGTCGCTACCTGCTGAACGGGCAATTCGCAGTTTAACCTCCTTTCAGGTTACAAGATCGGCCAGGCTTCGCCTGGCGCACCTAAACGTCAAACTCACCGGGGCGCAAGTCCGCCAGCCCTTTTTCTTTTTTGGACCGCAATCAGTCATGACAGTGGCGTGCGCGGCGATCAGTCATGACAGTGCTCCCCAAGAGTGGTCCGCCAGCACGGCGCCGCACGCCGCGATGACTGAACCGTCATTCAGTCCGGTTCGGGAGAGGATCGGCGCGAGGCATACCGCGGTTAGCATGGGGTCTGCCCTGGGCGGCGGCGATGGCGAGCGACGGTCAGGGAGAGGGGGTTCGATAAGCGACCGATTTTTGGTGTCAAACGGCAACGGTCGGGTAGGACGCAGGCGCGGTGCTTCACGGCCCGTTTCCTGCGTCCCCCTCCCTCATCCCGGACGGTGGGATTTCCCGCATCAAATGTGGTGCACCACATTTGATGCGTTATGTGGCCAACCCACTTATGTGGCGTTCGGTCCATCGGGCCTTGTCGTCGCAACGAATTGGGTAAAGTGAACGCCACATAAGTAAAGCACTACAGTGCGCGCAAGAATGCCATCACGCCTGGATCGTGCCAACGCTTGACCGTTTTTACCGTCGCCGATCTCGCACTTGGCGAGCGCCGTAGCCTTCATCTCGAGATCGACTTCGGCGTAAATGTTGGTTGTGTCGAGTGAGACGTGTCCCAGCCACCCCCGTATGGTGTTGATATCGACGTTGATGGAGGAGATCCGATCATATCAATGCCCAACTTACTTATGTGGCGTAGACATCTGCTACTACCCAGCACGGTGCCGCTTCCCGGTCGGGACGCCACATAAGTGGATTGGCCACATAACCAGTCCGGTTGGAAACGAAGGCATGTCGACGAGACGCCTGCCCACGAGGCTCACGGCTCAAGCGGTGGCGTGCATACGCCGTGCGTGTCGCGGTTTGCTGCTCGCTTCGTTCGACCGGTGTGCTCGCGCTCTCCCAGGCTCTGCGTCCTGGCCGTTGGCTCCTGACCGAGCCGCCTTCGCCCAGGGCTCCTTCGCTCCGGAGGCGTTGCCCTCCTTCGCCGCTACTATGAGCCCATGCGCGGATCCCCGGGCCTCCCACCTCCCCTTCGTGCCCTTGCCTTATAGCAGGGGTCCTTGCTGCTCGCGCCACCCACAGCTGGTCCCGGGGACCGTCCCGACTTTGCTCTGCCCTTCTGTCCTGCAGTGCCACGCCCCCTACGCCGGCGGCTCGTCGAGTGCACCTGACCAGTTCTTCCCCGACGCCATCGGCCTTCACCTTCCCATCCCGGTTCGGCTCGCCGCCAGTCTCCCACCAACGGCTTCCCGTGGGCGCCAATTTTCGGCGCGGCAGACATTCCCTAATGTTGTGGCCCTCCAAGTTGCTTGCCCTCCTGACCGTTCGGCACCGCACTGCGCGGCACCCGAGGACGTTGTCCATTCGAGCTTTCCGCCGATGCGTTACCTCCTCGACAGTCGAATATGCTACCCGGCCGACTGGTCGATTGCCGGGGCTGGTCTTCCACCAGCAAGAAGGGCAGCCGGTGTCGGCTGCACGATGGGATTTTGGCAAGGCACAACTCCCAGTATGCCGTCGTCTTCGGTCGCGACCAACGTACTGAACGCGCGAGGCACGGCGTGATATAGAGCGGGATCGATATGCGCCGCGACGAGGGTGCGCCACCTGAACACCTGGACCACGCCGGGCCGCCGCAGCGCTTGTCCTGCCGTGGACAGTACGTGGAGGTGCGTTGTGGCAACCGGATCAAAGAGCCGCGGCTCGGCGCGAGGCGCGGGCCAGTACGAATGGGGCGCTCGTTATTCGCGCGACCGCGCACGCGACCTGTTCTTGCATGCGGTGCAGCAGTGCGAACCGCGCGTTCTGAAGGACTTGCAGAACGGGCCTTTCAGGCTCTTTCGCAAACTCCCGAAGACGCTCGAGGTCCCGAAAGCCGACGCCAGCACAGAGGAACTCGAACACTGGGCTCGGCAGTTCCATCTCCTGCCGGAATTCGAACTGCAACACGATCCGTTCGCGAAAAGCCTGATGCAGTGGCTGAAGGATTCGCATCTTCCCCATCCACCCGTCGATGATGACTGGTGCTGGCGGCGGGCGGTGCTCACCCTGGGGATGTGGCGCAAGTTCCCCCATCTGGTGGGGAGATGGGCGCCGCGGATCGGCCGCTCGTTCCTTGGCCGGGCGCTTGCCGATCGACCGTTCAGTTTCTCGCTCGAACCCATGGCGCTCGGTGTCGATCTTACACGGCTGGAGCTGAAGGAGCCTACCGTGGGGCACTTCGTCTTCCCAAGCCCGGACTTGGAGATGGAGCGTGCTGCCGGCGCGCGGCAGCGCATCCTAAAGGCGTTTGCTGAGGCTCTGAACCGGCACATGCAGGAACTCCGAGGCCGTTTCGAATCCAGTCTCGGGTGGGCGTCCACCCGTCAGAAGCGCAAGCTGCAGCATTTTGAGTGGCTGGCACGGTACCAGGTGCAGCACTGGTCCTACGAGAGAATTCGCCGCGAGTACAACGTTCGCGAGCGGAAGACCGTTGAAGACGCCGTCAAGAGGACCGCCGAATTGGTAGGGCTTCCTCTGCGTCCCGCCAAGGGTGGCCGACCACCGGGCGTGAAGGAACTCCGGTCGCGACGGCGGGCGCTGAAGTAGAATGCGAAGTTTCGCTTGCGCGAGGGCTTCTGCTCTATTCTACGCGCTCAGCAACGACAATTCTGTCGGGCATGAACCGTTCTCCAGATACGAGGAGGAACAGCGCTATGCCCGACAACGCACCCCATTTGTCGTGGGAGCGAGATGCAGCGCAGCATTCACACGCTGCAACCGAATCCGATAGCCCTTCCCCAGCCGGTCCGCTGCACATGCGCGATCGGATCCGCGAACTCCGCCGCGTCCCCGCCAAGGAGCTACTGCCCAACCCGAAAAACTGGAGGCGCCACCCGACAGCGCAAGCCAAGGCGCTCCGCGATCTGCTGGCCGAGATCGGCTACGCCGATGCGGTGCTCGCCCGCGAGTTACCGGATGGGCAGCTCATGCTCATCGACGGCCATCTTCGGGTGGAGACCACTCCTGACGCCACCGTGCCCGTCCTCGTGCTCGATGTGAATGAAGAGGAAGCCGATAAGGTCCTCCTGACCCTCGACCCCCTTGCCGCGATGGCGGAATCCGATGCGCAGCGTATCACGGCATTGCTCCAAACGGTTCAAACCGACAGCCAAGCAGTCCAGTCGTTGCTACGGCGGACCGCGGGGGACCATCTGTGGCGGCTCGTCCATCCGCAAGAGGAGCCGCCACCGCAATTCGACACGGCCGGCGAGCTGCAAAAGAAATGGGGGACGCGCACCGGCCAACTCTGGCAGATTGGGGACCATCGCCTCCTGTGTGGCGATGCGACCCGGGCAGAAGATGTCGTGCGGCTCATGGGCGATGAGCGTGCCGTGCTCTTCGCCACGGATCCGCCGTACACGGTCGGCTACACCGGCGATGCCCATCCGCATGCCTGGGGACAAAAGACTGCTGATCGCGATGCAGATGGATCAGGGGCGGACGCCGCACCCAGATCTGCCGACGTGGACAACTCCGAGGCCGTCGGCGTCGAGCTGTACCGCGGTTTCATCCGCGTCGCCCTGACGCATGCGATCACCCGGAACGCCGCCTGGTACTGCTGGCACGCCAGCAAACGCCAGGCGATGGTGGAACGGATCTGGGCCGAGTTCGGCGCCTTCGTGCACCAGCAGATCATCTGGGTGAAGACGCGGTCGGTACTCACCCACTCGGTCTACCTGTGGCAGCACGAGCCGTGTCTGTTCGGGTGGCTCGAAGGCGAAAAACCGAACATTCTCCGCGCACAAGCGAGCGACCCCGCCGGGGAATGTCCGACCACGGTGTGGACCGTGCCGAGCACGGACATCGAGACGCAGGCGCATCCGACCGCAAAGCCCTGCAAGCTGTTCTCGCTGCCGATGGAGATGCACACGGACCCTGGCGATCTCTGCTATGAGCCGTTCTCCGGCAGCGGTGCCCAGCTCGTGGCGGCGGAGCACACCGGGCGGCGCTGCTACGCCGTCGAGAAGTCGCCGGCGTTTGTGGCCGTGACCCTCGAACGCCTGGCCGCCCTCGGCCTCACACCGGAGGTGATCCGCTGATGATGAAGCGGCAGCCGGATGGCACCTGGCGCGGTCCGCGGCAGACCGTGACGGTGTCGGAAGCAGTGTTACGGGCGCGGTGGGTCGAGGCGGAGACGGTGCAGCTAAAGCGCATGGGCCTCGCCTTCGATGCGATCGCGGAACAAGTCGGGCGGGTTGGCCGCGGCCAGGCGCACCCCATTGTCGCACTCCCGGAAGGCGTGACCTTCCCGCCCGACTACACCATCACCCGCCAAGCGTGCGCCAAAGCCTTCAAGAAAGCCCTCGCCCGCGAGCCGTCGCTGGCCGTCGACGAGCTGCGCAAGCTCGACAATGCGCGCGCCGAAGAGCTGTTTCTGAACCTGCAGCCCGCCATCCGCAAAGGCAACCCGCGCGCCGTCGAGGTCGGCATCAAGCTGCTCGATCATGCCGCCCGCATCAACGGCTACGCCGCGCCGCAGCGACATGAGCTGACCAGCAAAGACGGCCAGCCGCTGACCCTCGTGCAGCTGCTCGAAGCGGTGGGCCCGCTGCCGGATGACGACCCAGAAAAGTGAAGAGGAGGGAGAATATCCGGTGAAGACCAAGAAGGGCACCGGCGAGCTCTCGGCCGCACAGAAAGCGTTCGTCAGCAGTGTGGTGCGTGACCCGGTACTGTTCGCCCAGCACATCCTGGGCGTGACGCTGTGGGAGCGCGAGGTCGAGATCCTCCGGTCCATCCAGACGAAGCGGCGCACCGCCGTGAAAGCCTGTCACGGCGTCGGCAAGACCTTCAGCCTCGCCGTGGCGACGCTCTGGTGGCTGGCGCGCTACGAGAAGGGGATTGTCCTGACGACCTCGCCCACGCAGCGCCAAGTGCGCACGCAGCTGTGGGTGGAGATCCATCGCCTCGTGGAGGGCGCGCGGGTCCCCTACCCGAAACTCAACACGACGGACCTCAAGTTCCGCGATGACCACAACTTCGCCATCGGCTTCTCGACCAACCAGGCTGAGAACTTCCAAGGCTATCACGGCAAGCACGTGCTCATCATCGCCGACGAGGCGCCCGGGATCGAATCGGGCATCTGGGATGCGATGGCCGGCACCATGGCCGGGGGGCAGGTCCACATCGTGATGGCCGGCAATCCGACCATCCCCGCCGGGGCGTTCTTCGATGCCTTTCACACCGAGCGAGGCCTGTGGCAGTGCCTGACGATCGATGCCTTCGATTCGCCGAACCTGAAGGGCCTTAGCCTGGAGCAGTTACAAGGGCTGGATCCGGCTGAGGGGGGGCCGCTCGATTGCAACCCCGTCCCGTATCTGGTCACCAAGCGCTGGGTCTATGACCAGCATCAGGCCTGGTGGCACGGCAACGAAAGCAGCTCCCCCAATTGGGTGGCACGGGTGCTGGCGCGGTTTCCGGAGCAGGCCCAGAATGCGCTCATCCGCATGGCCTGGCTCGAGCGCGCCCGACAGCGCGCGCGGGACAACCCGGCGAGCGCCAGCGGTTCCGGTCCGCTGGTAGCGGGCGTCGATGTCGGCGGCGGCGAGGCCGAGACCGTCGTCTACGTATGCGAATGCCGGCCCGACCAGCGCCGGATCCTCGCCATGGGCGCCTGGCGCGGCACGGACACCCGCGGGGCGGCGGTCAACTTCCTCAACCAGTTCCGGTCCCGGCTCTCGCGGGTGCGGGTCGATGGCATTGGGATCGGCCATAATTTCGGCCTGCATCTGCGTGATTGCCGCTTCCCGGTCGAGCTGGTCAATGTCGCCCTGCCCTGCGAGAACAAACCCCACCTCCGTGAGAACAATCCGGCGCAGCGGTTTGTGAATGTGAAGGCCTCCTGCTACCAGTCCCTGGCCGATGCGTTTGAGCACGATCAGGTGGAGGGGCTCACCGACGAGGCGACGCTGGGGCAGCTCGCCGGCTTGCTGTATGAGATCGATGCGCAGGGCCGCATGAAGATCGAGTCCAAGGAGCAAGCGCGCGCCCGGGGCGTCCGCTCGCCCGATCGGGCCGAGGCCCTCATGCTGGCGCTCGGTGAAGCGGTTGAGCCGTATCAGTTCGAGTACATCAGTCCGAGCACGCAGCAGCAACAGCTGCGGTCACGGCTGGCCGGCCGATTGGGCATGCCTGAGGATGACGACGCTCCACCTAGCGGCGGCTGGTTTGGGCGCATGGGGCGCTTCCAAGCTGGGGGCTGGTAGATGCTGGCGCTGTCGTCGCTACCGAGGCGTCCACGCTTTCGTTTCGTGCGCATCACCGTCCGAGCCTGCTTCCGGCCCGTGTGCCTCGCCAATATTCCGTCCGCCGGGTCATGAGCCGAGAACCGGTGGCGCTAATGCCTTGCCATCGCAAACGGTCCCCGCGCATCGTGCAGCGACCTCGCTCTTTGCGGCGGCGCTGGCGGCGTACGCGGACCGTTGGACTCATCACACGCGTGCGAATGATGGGAACGTGTGGGGCTACGCGAGGCCGAGCGTTTGCTCCTGGGCCTGCCAGAGGGCCGGGAGATCGAGCCGCTGGGTGAGGACGCTGGCCGTCAGGTCCTCGGGCTGGCGGCCGTCGACGATGGCCTCGACGATGGTGGGCGCCAGGAAGCCCACGCGAATGAGCCGCCATACGTAGCGGTCGCTGACCCGCTCCCGCCGGGCGATGTCGCCCACCGACGGCGCCCGGCCCGAGAGCAGGTCGTCTGCCCAGCGGTAGGCGCGGGCCACCGTCTTGAGCAGCGCACTGTCGACGCGCGACGGCGGCGCGGTGTCGTCCAGCACCAGCCGCATCTCGAGCCCGCGGCGTCGGATCTGCAGGGGAGCACAGCGTGTGAGCACGAGTCCCTGCGCTGTCGCGGCGGTGCATGCGTCGCTGCTCGCAAGCGGCATGGTGAGCGACACCCGCAGACCGTCCGGCGTGAGGTCGACGCGGTCGGTCAGCTGCGCCAGCACCGGCGCGGCGTCGGTCACCACGCGCAGCCGATCGCTCCACCCCTGGGCCGCCGTAAAGATCGCGGGCAGGCAGCTGGCATCGAGGCCTGCTGCATCGGCCGCTTCCGCGAGCGCCGCGCGGTCGGCGAGCAGCTGCTCCGCCACAGCGCGTACCGCACGTTCCAGCTCGGCTGCCGGCAGACGCCAGCCACGTTCAGGATGTTCCTTCGAGCCGTGGACCAGCCCGCGCGAGACGTAGTACCGATAGTGGCGCGCACCCTTCGCCGTGCCCTGCACATACAGCGGCGCACCGCGCTCGTCGAACAGCTTGCCGGCCAATGGACTGGGCGCTGCGTGCCGCGGCCGTGGACCGCCCCGGCGGGCCGCCTGATCGTGCAGCCGTGCGTGGACGCGCTCCCAGAGCGTGCGGTCCATGAGCGCCTCGTGCTGCCCCGGATGCCGGTCCTGCTTGTGGCGGATCTCGCCGATGTAGGTGGGGTTCGCCAGCAGTGCGTACAGGGCTCCCCGCGAAAAGGGCTTCCCACCGGAGCGCGTGCCGTTGCGGGCAATGCGGACCTTGGACACGATGCCGCGCCGCGCCAGATCGCTCTGGAGCCGCCGCACGCAGCCGCGCTGCAGGTAGCGGCGGAAGATGGCGCGCACGGTCTCGGCCTCCGCCGGGTTCACCACCAGCCGGCGCTCCCGCAGGTCATAGCCGAGCGGGGGCACGCCACCCATCCACATGCCCTTACGCTTGGAGGCGGCGATCTTGTCGCGGATGCGCTCGCCCGTCACTTCACGCTCGAACTGCGCGAACGAGAGCAGCACGTTCAGGGTAAGCCGTCCCATGGAGGTGGTGGTATTGAACTGCTGGGTGACGGCGACAAAGGAGACGCCGTGCGCATCGAAGACGTCGACCATCTTGGCGAAGTCCGCCAGGGAGCGTGTCAGCCGGTCGACCTTGTAGACCACGATGACATCAATCAA